CATGTGCATCAATAGCAGCACGTTCACTTGCAGTGAGGGCAGTTTCTTTACGAGCCCACTTGCTTGTTGAATAATCTGCATAACCGCCTTTGCTAGTCTTTGTAATGCTAAAGTCTAGACCACGATCATAACTTGTTGGAAGTTCTTCAATTTCAGTATCCATTAGAGCGGCCTTAATCACGTTAAAGATTTGAGGACCAATAATGAAACGACGAATTGGATTTTCTGGTGCATTGTCTTCGTTTAACGGATTGTCGTGAACAAAACCTTGGAACAAATAGCTACGCTTCTTCCAATACTTGCGACCTAGTTCTTCGAGGCTCTTGTCCTTAAACCACGGACGAACTTCTGTTAGAACTGGGCAAGTTTCTCCTTGCCACATTTCCATGCATGGTACTTGAACAGTTGTAGGTTTGCTATCAGCCTGTCCTTTAATGCCTGCAAATGGAAGCTTGATCATTGCACGTTCAACCCAAAAGAAATCATTCTTTGCGTTGCCGTCTGGGAGGAATCTTACTTTTGATGTGGAACCTTCTGGAATATCCCAATGGGGATAAATTGCGTTATCGCCTTTAAAGCCGCCTGATGCGCCGCGATTTTCGCCTTGCTGTAGTTTTGCACGAATTTCTGCTAATGATGCCATAATGTTTCTCCTTAATATATGCCTATGTTAGCCTAAGTGTTTGCCTTAGCACACACTGTATGAACAGTATATGCTAAGACTATTTATATATGCAAATAAATTATTGAAGTATTTTGATTATTTTATTTTTGAAAAATCAAGCTTTTGTCCAGGCATGACTTTATTAATATCTTTAATGCCGCTGGATTGAGCTATAGTTTTTAGATCTGCTGCTGTTGGGGCACGACCAAATTGTGACTTAAATGTATTCCATACATTACTGCCTGCACTTACTGTGCCTGACTTTGGTAGAGGAGGTGTAGTAGTCATACCACCGACTGTGCCAGCTCCTTGGCCTATCTTTGCTGCTTGAGCAGAAGGTGTTTTTGCAAGTGCTGTTGCTTGACCAAAGTTAGTAGTTGGTGTACCTTGACCGCCTGGCATAGTCTTTGGAGCAGCTTTTGGAAGTGATGGATTAAAAGTCATGCCACTCTTTGATGGAATGCTGCCTGTACGTTGTGCTGTAGCAGCAGCTTTCTCTTGGCTTACCATTGCATCCATGTCAGGCATTGCGCTTTGTGTTTTATCAAACTGAGGCATTGATGTTACTGGTTTAACTGTTGATGATCCAGTAGGATTTTGATTTTGCCCTGTTCCATAAAGCCATTGTTGCATACCTTTTGGTTGTGCAGGTGTTGAACCTGGAACTTTAAATGCAGTGGAAGTTTTTGTTGCGGGATTATTAATTACAGTTGAAGCAGGTGCTTCACTTAAATTTTGTTCTAAAAATTCTCTAACAGCGGCTTCATCAAACTTTCCTGCTGTAACCATCTTCTTCATCATAGCGGTAAGTTGTGCTGCTTTGCGTGGATCGCTTGCTGCGGCCTGCATAACTGTGTTACCAAGTCCACCAATTGTTTGCATTGTTTGACGAGGAGGCATTTTACCAGCAGCTTGCGCTGCCATGCCTTGTGCAATTTGCCCAGGTGGTGCTTTTATTCCTGCTGCTTGTGTGACGCGACTTACATTTTTTGCAGCTTGTTGTATCTTAGGATCACGCATAGCTTGACCAACGTTAACTGGTCCGCTTGTTCCTTGTGTTCCTACTGTACCTTGTGTACCTTGTGTGCCTGCTTCGTCTACGTCAGACTTTTTTTTTACACTGTTTTCTGGAACTAAATCGTCTGCCCAAGACTCATACGCTTCTGCTTCATGGAAGCCACCAGTACGCTTTTTCTTTGCGCCATAAATTTCTTTTGGATCAACACGAATCTCATCTGCGTAACTTGGATCAGCTGCCATTTTCTTTACATCATCCATGTACTTTTTAGCAAGCATCATGGCAGTTTGTTTGTCTGCTGGATCATACTCTCTATCTTGTACACGCTCAGCAGCATCACTTGCAAAGTTTGCGATTTCATCTGCATTGTCACCAATGGAACGACTAGCAATATCACTTAGGATAAAACTAAGCAAACCAGCACCGTCAGTAAACTTAGTACTACGGAACATTTGATCAGCAGCATCGTCCTTACGTAGAACAAGAGGAGTAGCCTTAACTAAATGTAGAATAGATTTATCTGCTTCTGCTAATTTTTTCATTTCTGCTTCCTTAATTGCTTTTATAACAGCAGGAAGCGTGTCTTCTAACTGTGTATCAAAAACTTGCTGTGTAAATCTTTCTTTTAATTGTTCTATTGTATCATCTTCTGAAAGTGTTTCGTCAGCTTTAAAGTTTTCAGCAAAACGAGAGTAGCCTTCTTTTACACTCATAGCACCAAGCTGCTTTTTCACACTGTGAAAACGCTCAACAACACTAGTACGAATGTTACCAGCATTCTCATCTTCCATGGCATGCTTCTTTGTACGACGAGCAAATTTACTAAGATCACGCATTTCTTTAATCATGCCAATAATATGCTTACCCATGTCATCATATGGATTACCGCCTTCGTTTACGTGACGAGCCATTGCTCTTGCACCGGTTAGATAATTGTAAGGGAACTTATAACGTTCACCGTCAGCACGCTCTAAATAGATGCTTTCAATATAACGGCTTCTTGCACCTGGGATTGTTTCATCAATTGACTTGCGATGATTAACAATCATCTTTACGTTTTCCATAGTTTGATAACTCTTACGACGACTACCAAACATTACACTTTCTGATACTGTCACTTCATGTTCCTTATAAGTTCCGTCTTGACGACTAATAAATTTAAAGTCTCTTGGTTCCAATTGATTTTTAGCAAGATCTCGTGCATCAAAACTCATTAAATTACGCTTTGCAAACATACGTAATTCTCGCAAAAAGCTATACCAAGCACTCTTATTTTCAATTCTATCAACTAAATCTGTGCCGTAGTATACTTTAAAGCTGCGATTGTTAATAATGCTGATAGAAACGTAACCTATTTCATTATCGTTATCTTTGTACATAAAATTAAATATTCGTGCTTCTGTTGGATCAGCAGTTTCGTCGGCAGCTTCGTCGCCCATGCTTACAGGACTAAAGCGACTACGCAGCTTTTGAAATAAATCTTCGCTGGTTTTATCAATTGGTTTCATAATGCTATTTAGTTAAATTATTACAAACGGCATGGGTTCAATGATGTCGTCAATTTCATCTTTTAGCTCGGCATGAACATCGCTATCGTATTGTTTTAATAAAATAGCCATACGTGCTACAAGAAGAGTAGCTGAAACTAAGTCATCTTTTTCACCTAATTTAGCTGCATACCCAGCGCCGGCACTAACAAATGTTTTTAGTTCGCTTATGAGGGGTTTGCTGTTTATCTTCATTTTACGTGTTTCAATCCAATGCTTTAATTTAGCACATGCTGCTAGCTTTTTACTGTTAGTGGTATTAAATCCTTTTCTAAAGGCACGACCTGTTCCTTTTGATGGTTCAGTCATAAAATACCCATTGATGTTTTCTTCACCAATTTCAGCAATTTGCTGCAATGCTGCTTCACCAAGTGTATTGTTTTCTACTGTGTAATAAACACTACTTGGGTCACCTGTCTTTTCAACTATGTATCTTGTAATTTCACGTAAAATAGCAACTTGTTGGATAATAGGAGTCTTGTTATGCATCCATTCTGCTACTTGCTTCAGTCCTTGCAAAGAGAATACTTGTATAGCTGCATTGTCGCCACCTGTGCCCAAGCTTGGGTCAAGCGCAACAAGATACATATTTCCTTGTTTAGGCAGCTCAAACCAACGAACTTGCCCTTGCTTCATTAATGTATCATATCCTTCCATCTCCGTAAGGAAAATTGGACTGATAAGTGTTTCGTCATAAATGATAAACTCGCAATTATGTTCGCGACGGAAACGTTCTTCACCTAATGCTGCACGTTCTTGATCTGCAAATTCTTTACCTCTTTCAGGATGTCTATCCCATGTTGCAAGATAACTTGCAAAACCATTGCGTCCTGTTTCTTTTTCGTTACCGTACTCATCAAGTTTTTTGTTTGCTTCTCTCCAAATTAATGAGAACTGATCATCGTCGCTGTTAGGGGTTGATGTAATAATCGCTTTACCACCAGTTGCTAGTGTAGGACTAATAGATGCCCAAAACTCTCTAGCAATTGTTGGTCTAACGAACGCAAACTCGTCGCAGTATAGTAATGAGATAGACATACCACGACCGGTTGTTTCTGTTGTAGTAGCACTAACAATACGACTGCCGTTATCAAAATCAATACTACCTTTGTTATAGCTAACAACACCGCAACGAATATGATCTGGAACAGCTTCATAAGCATAACGAATACGCTGCATGATTTCTTGTGCGCCTGTATATTTGTGTGCAGCGATGAGAATTGTACTATCAGGAACAAACATAGCATACCAAACAAGATACCCGGCTGCTGTTGTAGTTTTGCCCATCTGTCGCCCTAGCATGTTAATGCTAAAACGATAGGTATGATAGTTGTGTATCAAATCAACTTGATAATCAAACGGGATATATTTTATTTTGCCACGAGTTGGATGCTGTATGTAAAAAAAGTTACGCATAAAATACTCAGGACCGGTAACTGGGTCCATACATGCTGCAAATTCTGCTATCTGTTGATCTGTATAGGTGTGCTTTTTGTGTGCTTTTTTAATAAGCACGCCTTCTATTGGCCCAGCCATTAATTAAATTCCTTGGTTACGTTCTTAAAAATCATTTTCCCCCAAAAGTCGATGTGTGCCAAATATATAGTATGTATGCGAGCTTCCACATTTGTTTTCCAGTGGTCTAAAAATTGGTGCGCTCGTGGAAATTCTGGTTGATAATCTACAAATTGCCATGTAAACTCTTGCAGTAAGCTTTGGTAATCCGGAATATAATAATATATTTGGATTGTTGTCAGTCTTTCATCAAACGTTTGTTTGGTCATGTAAATATTTATTGGAGAACGTCGTGAGTGATTGCCTCATTTTAAATGCAGATTATAGACCTTTAAGTTACTTGCCTTTGAGCACTATTCCGTGGCAGCAAGCCGTGAAATTAAGCTTTATGGGACGAATTACTATTCTTGAAGAATATGATAATTGGCAAGTACATAGCCCCAGCATGACTATTAATGTTCCTGCTTTGGCTATTACTAAGGAATATATGAAGTATAAGAAAGGAGTTCGTTTCTCTCGTAAAAACTTATATTTACGTGATCTTTATCAATGTCAATATTGCGGCGATACTTTTGATGCAGGCGATTTAACTATTGACCACGTTGTTCCTGTAAGCAAGGGCGGTAAGACTGAGTGGACCAATTGTGTAGCTGCATGTGGAACTTGTAACTTTAAAAAAGGTAACAAGATGGTACAGCCTCGTCGTTTACCATTTAAACCTGAAGTATGGCACTTGATCAATAACAACATCGAGCACCTTAACTTTCATATTAAACATGAAAGCTGGCGCCCGTACATTGAGCAACTTAAATAGGTTTTTCACCTGTAAGATAAGGTCTAGAAAACCACAGTTTAAACCATTCATCTGTACCAGGTTCAATTTTATGCTCGCGCTGAAGTTGAGCCTTTTCTGTACCTGTAATTGATACGTTTATACCTTCGTAAGCAGTCCAATTTGGTGTATTACCAATACCTGCTAGTCGTTTAAGTTGATCTAAGTCGTCCATTTTTTAATTAAATTCTTAATAGTTTGAATAAAGCCTGGCTTTTCTTTTTTATCAATTATCTGACTTACATCAGATAAAAACTTATAAGCGCGAGTTATTAATCTTTTATACTCTTTTGGATTTTCAACTTCAACATTTGACAATCTATGTTGAGCAAGATTAGTTTTAATAGCCTTATACACATCACTTCTAGCTACAGTTTCATAATTAGTTGCTAAGTCCCAAAGTGCTTGACTAAAACGAGCATTGATTTCTGTTGGGTGCTTTAGATATGATTGAAAATCATCTGTTGGACGAACATACTTATCTAAGACTCTTCCACCACTTTTTAAATCATCTAGCGCATGTTGTAACTCATGTAATATTGTACTTGCTGGATTGCCTTTTTTCTCAAGAATGTAATCTAGATTTATATTAATTGAATGGTAAGGTGGAGGAAAATATGCGCCTCTTTCTCCATCAACGGTGTTTTTAGGCAAGTGAGTAACAAATTTTAGTGGTGTTTTTGTGCGCTCAGGCATAGGTTTAAACAGCAACCATTTTACAGTGTAGGTTTTAATATCTGGAATTTTTTTATTTAGGATTTGTTGAATATCTCTAATCTCTAGTTCTTCTGTATCGTGTTCATATTTGTTAGCATCACTTAACATCCAATTACTAATGTAGTGTGCGATTGCCATTAAATCTTTAGTTTCAGCAACATCTTCTTTTAATGTGATTTCATTAATAAGCACGACATTAAACTCCGTACTTGTTCTTTTTTACTTTAGCAACTGGACTTATTTTACTTGTATCATTTGGCTCTTTTGCTTCGCCGCTTGCCATCCACTTGCCTTTTTTACCCATAAGCTTTAGTGCGTGCTTAAGTTTCTTTTCATCTTCTAAAGTATAAGCTACTGCCGCGGGCTTATCGTTTAAGTGAGAATCAGACGAAGGAGCATCGGGGCTACATGCCGCAGCAATCATAAAACGATAAAATTCGTAATATTGATCAAGTTCTGGCATTACCATAATATTAGCTAAACGCTTTTCATCATATGGATGAATGCTGCTGCTTTCCTCTGTTATGAATTCTTTAGCTCTCATCTATATTACCATTTACGGCATGACCAGTAACGAGCTTTTGTTCTTGGACCTGGATTATCACAATTGTGCCTTGCACGGAAGTTCCTGCGAGCACCTGGATTGCTTTTCCTGATACGCATGGTAGGATCGCCAAAGTTAACTTTTTTTACATTGCCAGTGCTTGGATCTTTTACATATACTTTGAACTTCTTAACATCACCTTGCATTGGTTTGCCAAGTTGAACTTTGCGACCTTGGTATTCTGCTTCTTCAATTGATTCGCCGTAATCTTTTTCACCAAACTCTGCTTCGCTGTATCCTGCTTCATATGCAGCAATTTCTTCTGGATCAGTTAAAGCAACTTTTTGCATTTGACCTTTTACACCATCTGCACCAGTATATGGAACTACTTTATGTGGCTTAGATGCTCTTCCATAGTAAGCATCAGCAGCGCCGCGATCATATGGGCCGCCAGGAGAAGTATCGTGACCTTCTTCTTTTACAGTTTCTTTTGGATTCATACCTGAAAGACGACGAATATCGTTTAGTCCTTCTTCGTATTCGTAGTCACCTTCGTTTGGTTTTGGACCAAATAGTTTTTTATCTAACTTATCTGCTGCTGCTTTGATGCCTGTGCCAACTGCTGCTTTTGCTGCACCACGAGCTAACGCACCTGCGCCAGCTACCGCACCACGAGCTAATGCGCCACCAACAGCACCAATTAGAGGAGCAAGTTCATCAACTTGCTCTTCATCATTTTCGTCTTCGTCTTCTTCAAAAGTACAACCGCAATGTTCAAGCATCTTTATTGCTGTTTCATCTAGTGCAATTGTGATGCTACCTTCTGCATGTTCTAATACAGATGTTTCAATATTAGTAATGTCTCTAATACTAATATCAAATTCATCACCTGTTACAGGCTGAATAGCAGCTAATTCAGCCTCAGTTAAGTACTTTTTAAAACTCATTGAAATTATTCCTTAGATAGCGTTTCGAACATCTTCTTGAGCTTGCCTTCCATAGCAGCAACCATTGGATTATCTGCTCCAGCAGCAGCACGCCACGCATCTTTCTCATGATGCATGTCATTACCTGACGGAGTTGCAGCACTCATGTCAGCAATTTGCTCATCTGGAGTATTATCATATGAAGGATCTCTATCAGCTTCTGCCATACCACAACCGCCTACTACAACATCTGGAGTAGTGTGTGGAGCTGGTTGACCAGCTAGCTTTAGCATATCAAGCAGAGCCATTGCTTCTGTGCCATCAGCTTGTATAGCAATTGCTTCGTCTACTTTTTTCTTATCGTCTTTGTCATCGTCTTTTTCTTTAGCAGCTTTTGACATAGGTTCTTTCTTATCGCCATCTTTATCTAGATCGAGAAAGTCTGGTTTTGCTTCGTCAACTTGTGAAAGTTGATCCATTTTTTCTATTAATGATTTCATGTCCATTTAAATTTTTCCTTAAGCCTGTGTATTTCCGCCAGCAGTTGAACAGAATGCGTTGCTGCTTACTCGATCATAATAATATCTATTAGCAAATGAATCCCAATGCTTATAATATCTAATGCTAGTAATTGCTGGAGCATTTGGTGGATCAAATACATATGTACAAGTATTACCAACTTTAGTCATATATTCATAGTTTGCTTCTGTTTCATAAATTCTATCACTGTGATAGTTACTTCCGCCTGGGCATACAACAATTGGTCTGCTTGGTGGTGTGCTAGGTATTATAACTATTGGATTAGAAATATCTGGAACGCTTGCACTTACTCTATTAATAATACTTGCAATCTTATCGCAATTTTGTTGGATTAGTCCTCTAGTTAATTTCTTACCTGCTCTAATTTCTTTCTTTAGTGCATTTGCATAAGAAATAGCATCATTGATTGGAGTTGAATCGTTCATAATAGCAACACCGCCGCCTGATCGATACATTGGAACTTTAATAGACTTAATGTTATTAAGTTCACTAATCATGTTGTCAATTTCAGCTTCCCATGCAGTTTCGTCTGCTTTAGTAACACGATAATTTGCGCCTTTATTCAACATTGTTCCACAAACACTGCTACGAATAATTTCAGCATTCATTGCACGATCATGTACATAGCTTCCGCCTGGGTAAGGCAATATTGAAATTGGTTGATAGTAAGTACCGTCACCTACTGGAAGACCTGGAACACTAGTCTGTCTAATACCAATCGATCCGTTAGATCCAATAGACACTTGGCCGCTGCTACCTGGACTTGGATTTACAACTACAGTAGTTGTGTTACCATTAAATGTTGTAGTTACACTTACTGGCTTGCCTGGCTTACCAGCAGTTACAACCGGCTGAGGTGCTTGAACTACTTTCTTTTTCTTATTGTTTGATCCGCCGTTGTGTACACGTAAATCATTTGCAATAAGAGCATGTGTTTCATCAACAGTTACATCGTATACTTTAAACTTTCCGCCACGCACACGGCGTACTTGTATGTCTTGACGATCACCAGCAAAGTTCATAACTTGCTTTGTATCAAATCCAGCTGACCAGTTTGCTCCAGGGGTAAAGAACAATTGATCTTTGGCAACTATTGTTACTTTGCCATTAGCATGAATTTCAATACAATCTCTGTGTAATGTTGAAAATGTATTAACTACTTTACGTGGCTCAAGTTCGCCGTTTTCTGTAGCTGGATTAAAACTCATAACCCAATCGCCTTGCTTTACTTTTTCAATTGCTTTCCAACTACCGTCTGCCATTAGCACAGGTGTGCCTTCAACAAATCCAACTATTTGTGCGTTATGTAACATCTTTGTTTTCCCCTACTTTAACTTTAATACCATACTTAGGCCACCTTGGCCTACGATTGGCTTATGTACTCTCAAATCTTCTGCCCTTACAGTTGCAGCATTAGTTTTAGCACCACTGGTGCCATTAGCTTTGCCGCCACCTGAACTAGGCTTTCTACGTATATTTATAATTTCAATGCCCAATATACTACTCCAGTTTATACTTCATAAATGTTTCTAGCTGGTGCAGATGATTGATATTTGCCTCTAATCTTGCGGTTTGCTTTTTTCTTTGCAGTAGTATACTTGCCATTGCCTTCTTTTGTTGGCTTTGTATAAGTTTTTCTAGTGTAAGATCTATCATTTCTTGCGCTAGACTCTTGTCCATTAACAGATACAGAAAGACCGCCACGGCCGTCGTTTACTACTTCTGCACCTAATTTTCCTAGACTGAGTAAAACATTTGCTTCAATTAATGCTAGATATACTGTTGCAATTTTTTTACCTTCGGCAGTAACTACAGTTTCTTCAAATGGATCTCTTAGGTCTACTGCTGTTGACATTATTTGTGTTGCAATCTGAATAAGTTCAGTTTTATCATATACGTTCATTTCTGATGCATATAATGCCGTAGCATAGCTATTTGTAAAGCTGTATATAGCATCAACCCCAGCTTGTACAGTTATTTTAGCTGTTGTTAGCTGTGCTGGAGTAAATGCATCAATTAGTCCTTGCAATACATCAACATTGTTGTCAACGGTTTCCATCAATTTAATAGCAACTGAGGAGCCACTTGGCTTTGTTGGTGCTGGTTCGTCTTTAGACTTATTTGATTTCTTTTTATATCCGTTCTTGCCGTTGTTAACTTTTTGATTTGAATTACCAACACCGTTATTTTGTCCGCCGGCGCCGCCACCAGCTCGACCTGTACTGCCATTGCCTTTGTCGGCTCCGCCAGTGCCGCGGCCTTGCGAGTTGTTTGCAGATTGTGCTGATGTCTTGCCAGCATTTGAATTTTGTGTTTTAGAGTCTTTTGTTGTATTAGTTCCTTTAGTATTTTTTGGGTTTGCTGATGGTTTTGTATCTGTCTGCTTTCCCCCAACTGCGCCAGTACCACTACCAAATCCTCTTTGGGCGGCAGATTGACCTGCCGCCCTTGTTGCTTGACTTGTACTGATAGCTTTGTTTCCTCCTGCTACATCAACGTTATGCACTCTAATACCATTAGCAATCAAACTGTGGTTTTCATCAACAGTAATATCATAAACTCTGTGCTTACCTTTGCGGTTTTGACTAACAGTATATTTTACTGGAGTACCTTCAAGATCAACAACTAAAGAATGATTATAAACTTCTTTCCAATCGTTGTGTGGACCAATAAACATTTGATCCTTAGCAACTTTTAAAATATTTTCACCAACTTTTACTTCAAGTATATCATTATCAATTCTACTAAAAGTATTAGTTACACGCATTGATTCAAGAGGAGCAGTAGAATCAAATTCATCAAAGCTTAATACCATATCACCTGTTTTGATTTGCTCAATTGGCTTTTGCGAACCATCAGCCATTAATACTAGCGTGCCTTCAACAAATCCGCGATTTTTTGAATTGATTTTCATATTACTTTCCCTTACGACCGCTTATTGGACTTACTGTGCCTTGAGGTAAATCATTAGTTGACTGACCTTTTGGTGAATTGCCACCTGCTATTTTAAATGCAGGCTTGCGCTTTTGATCCTTAAGGAATTTTTGAGTAAACTTATCACCTGCAGGAAGATTCTTATCACTCTTTGGATAAGGGCTAGTCAATAATACTTCGTATTCTTCTTCTGCATCCTCAGCATGTGCTTCTAATTCAGCTTGGTTTGGATCGTCACTGTTATATACTTTAATATACTCTGGATTTACAGTGCAGTATTCTGCCATTCTTGCAATAATTTCTTGTGGAGTTGCTGGATAATCAAGTGTCATATCCATTATGCTAACTTCAATTTCTTTTAGATTAGTAAAGTCTGCTGGATGCTTCTGGATTGGAGTTACTTTTGGTTTATTAATACTTTGTAAACCCCACTTTTCCATTGCTGCTTCAAGTCTATCAACTTGGTCGTCACTCAAAGTGCCAGCTACTTTGATACGGAAATTATATTGTTTTGTAGATTCTGTTAAGAATTCAGTAAAGCTCTTCATTGCTAAGATACCTCTCGATGATATATTTAGCAATTTTACTATATGATGCTTTGATTAAATCTCGTTTTACCGTTAGCGTAATTACGCTTATACCGTATTATTTTGCCCTTATAACCAAGTTTTGATAAATGTTCCTCAAGCTTAGTTGTTATTGCTCTTCCGTGTCCCCACGGTGTTAAAGCATCAATTATCCAAATATTTTCGCCTGAATTCCATTCGTCAAACTTAATAATTTGTCCATATTTTAACCAAGAACGTTCAGCATTTTTACCAAGTTTAGCATAGGTAATAAAACCTTTTAAGCTGTTACTGTCGTATAAACTAATTTGCTGATCTAGTAATAGAGGAAAAACAAAAAAACTTTCAATTTCATTGATACCATAATGATTATAGTTATTTTTACATACTGGTAAAATAGAAACTATATCAGTTAAAAGTAAACTTTGATCATTGTTTAGCTTATGCTTTTTAATTAACAGATCAACAAATTTAAGTTGATTTACTTTGCTACTTGTTATTAGCATCAGTTGCCTTTAATAATTTTTAGCAATTCATTTCTGTCTAAAATCCTACCAGTGCCTTCAACTTCTGTTTCTTCGTTGTTGCCTGTGTCTTGAGCAATTTGATGATCGAGCCTACGCTTTTTAAGTTCAAGGTCAAGTAGCTTAAGTTTTTTATCTATCTTACTTGATTTAGCAGTAACCGCATGTCCCATTAATTTTGTGGCTGCTTCAAATATAGGAGCAGCAGCTCTTGCATCAACGTTCATACCTAGGTCCATTAAATCTTTAAATGTTTCCATTGCTTTGTCTGCAATGTCGTCCATCTCTTTATCACTGCTACTTAAATCAACAACGCTTTTCATTTTGTCATCAATTTCTTCAAGTTCTTTTAAACTTTCTGCAAGTTCAGCTTGTGATAATTCTTCTGATTCAACAGGGGGTAAATTAAAAAAATTTTCTAAATTCTTTGTCATAACAATACTTAGCGACGTTTACTAGTACCTTTAGTATTTTTAAATATGTCTGATTCAGATATAACTTTAAATGTAATACCTGCACGTTTTGCCCATGCATTTGCTGCTTGCCATTTTGCCATGTTAACTGCTACTGCGGCAACATTTTGTTTGTTCTTTCCTGCAGACTCTAATGTAGTTTGACTGCTAGGTTTAATCTCGACAAGTTCAGTTCGTTGATTGCCATCTTTGTCTTGATAGACAACTAAAAAGTCTGGCACATAAACACTTTGCTTTCCAGTTAAAGGATTGCGATACGGTATCTTAATAGCTTCGCTTGCCCAGTTAATAATGTTAGGGTGGTTGTCACAAAATTGCATAAATGCAAATTCCCAACTTGATCTGTAAGTTGGGGTTTTAGTACCTGCATACTTTTCGGTATTTTTAATTGTATACCTACCTTGCAACCATTTTTTATTAGACATTATTTTCCAATGTTCCTAACAATGTTTGGGTTTGCTTCTGGTGCTATAGCATATCCAAGTTTACTTGTTGTTCTGCGATCGCTATTAAGCAAAGCTAATAAAGCTGCCTTAAAGCTGTCGTTATCATTATAACGTTTAAATTCCTCAATAAAACTTATTGGATTAATTCCACGATTCTGTGAGATTGTCATAATGCTTGCAGTCAATGCTTCTGCTGCAACACGATTACCGCTTGTCTTTTTTAAAAAGAAAGTTAATACAGCATCATATTGTTGACCGCTTACAGGTAGTGTAGTTTGATAATAACCTGAAAAATATGCACTAGTGTTATTATCATCTGTTATCTTTGGTAAATTAGACATATGGAGGCAACCTTGTTCTGCGATCAGTAGTTGGCAATGGTGGATATGATTGTATAAAGTTTTGCTTCTCTGTATCAGTTAATCCTGATGGAACAATTGCATTTACAACTAAGCTAGATAAATCATTTGTAACAGTTGTTTGTAATCCGTTTGAGCTTGGTGCTTGACTGTTAATTTGTGTACCGTTGCTAGTAACAACACCAACAGTTGCTATTCTACCTTGAGTTAAAAATTTATTTCGTCCTGTTAAATCAACTAAACTTGATACATTTTTAATTTCACTTGCAGTTGGAAAACTAAATCTTCTTAAATTTTGTACGCTATTTGCTGCTACTGCTCTAACAGCAGCAACTTGATCAGGACTTATTCTAACTGGTAAAGTTTTAATTTCATTTTGATATGGCTGAATAACTTTTTGTGGTGCTGCTTTTGCAATTGCAGTTTCAATTTGTTCTACAACTGTACCAGCTGGGTTTGCTTTTGCTGGACCTAATGTACTAAACTTTTTATCGTAGTATGGATCACCTTTTTTACCAAAACCAGGAATTTCTTCTGTATTTCCTTCGTAATATAAAACAGTTTCATAATCTAAACGAAGTTGCACTTCCATTGTTTTTGATCCTTCGCTATAGTCATAACGATCAAAATCAAAACTAGTAATTAATGGATTGATCAAACTATACTTTGTATATTTGTGATTGCCCATACTGTAAATATCAACACTTTTAATAAATTTTACAGTTTGATTATTATCTAAACCATAACGATTAAATGGTCTATTTTCTAAATAAGTGTCATCCATTGCCCATGCTTCAGGTGTTACGCCGGCATCAGCAAAATAGTAACTATTATAAGCAACCCACATGTCGCGAATGGTATTCTTTACATCATCATGAAATGTTAAATTGACTGATTCGTATTTTAACTTTTTAGGTAAAACTTCTTTTTTATTGTATTTGTTTAATTCTTCAAACTCAATGTTAAATTTTGGTAGATCAGCATTTTTACACAATACTGATATTGTTTTACTTTTTTCGCCGTTTTGACTTTGCCCTGGTGGATTAAAAACTATTCTTACAAAGAATAAAAATCCAAACTTAGGCAACATTACATAGCCAGCTTCATTTAAGAAGATCCACGAAGCGTGAGTATAATCTCTTAATTTAAAAATATCTGCATTGCCACCATTTGGATTACTGGTAGTAGATCTAGATGCTGGTGATGGATTTTTAGCCAAATCAATTTCCTAAAGTTACTAATTTATTTATAGTCAACAAAAAAGCCCAGCTTTTGAAACTGGGCTTCTTTTGGAGATATAAAGTACTATTAACCTGTAGCAGTTGCGCCTTGACGACGTTCGATTGCAGCACCAACACCAGAACCTTGTGGGGTCTGTAGTGCATTGTCATATCTTAGTGTCATGTTAATTTCAACTGCACCGCTGTCGCTGTAGTTTAACTCGTTGTAGTTTACGCTCTGTAGATAACATCCGTATAGTTCCCATGTTTCAAGAACAATTGGAGTATCTGCGCCGTTGCCGCCGTCGAGCATTTCAATCTTAGTAGTGAACTTGTAAACAATACCAGCCTGTGCTGAGCTCTGCTCGAAGAAGTCAAACTGACGTTGTAACTGCTCGCCTACCATTCTTGAAACAGTTCCAAGAGCATCGTCTCTAATAACAATACTAATGTCGCTCCAACTTGGTTTACCAGCAAGTTTAATCTTACTGTTGTAAACATCGAGTGTTACTTCATCAAAGCTTACTTCAGGTCTTGCAGCACTTACAACTTGTTTTGTAAGTTCTGTTCTTTCAGCAGTTACGCCAAAATTTTCAAATATCACTCTAAAGCGATACTTAAGCTTTGGCATTAGTAGGCCTTGGCTTTGTGCGCTTTGGTCACTTGCCAGTGGCACTGTAAATCTTGTTAAGCTAGCTACGGCCATCGTTATCTCCTATTACCTAAATATTTATGCATTTGATTTACCTTTATACTGCCCTACTTGTAGCAATGTTACCGCTAGCAATTTCACCAGTGTTCTTAATACGTATTGGAATGTAGATGAATTCAATTGCCTTGACAGGTTCAATTGCGATATCAATGTACAATTCGTTGCGATCAATTCTGTCTGGAGTATTGTTTGATTCATCACACACTACTAGATAATCGTAAAGAGCACGCTTTGCAATCAAATCGTTACAGAAGCTATCTACTACACCTTTAATTTCATCTCTAGTAATTTTATCGTTTGGTTCAAACAAGAATGGCTTAACAATCTTATCAAGTTGTGTTCTCATGTAAACAATCAAACGTGCTACGTTAATACGATCAAGTGCTGAGAAATTGCTTGAACGTGTCTTCTGACCGTCAGCAATAATACCGGACACCGGAGTAAATGTTAGAGGGTTAACGTTGTTCTCATAAAGAATATCACGTACACCTTGACGTACACCAACACTTACAAACTCACCTTCACTGTTGAGGTAACCAAGTCTTGTTACGTTATCGAGAACACCACGGCGTGTACCTGCTGGAGCAAACCAAGGATAAGCAGCTTGATCACTGCGTATAATCATACGCAATACTGCGAAGCTTGGAGGCATAGCAACCAAGTTACCTGCAAGATCTGCACCTAGTACGCTTGGATACCAAACGCCTAAATATGGATCTCTAGTTACTAAGCTGTTCTCAGTTTCAACACCTTCTAAGTTACTATTCTGCAACCAACGTGTAAGTGTAGTACCTTCTGTTGGAATACGGAATGGACTGTCACCTACTACGAATGCAGTTTGCTTACGATCATTGTTTAACTGAATCATATTTGGAATTAGCTCAGGATATCCAGGAGCAGCCATTAAGTTAAACTCACGCATTTCTTCACGTATCTCTGTATTTGTGTCAATTGCGCTACGCATTGCTTGTACAATTACATTACGTTGAGCCTTACGGCCAAAGTAAGCATGACCATTTTCTCTGCTGCCGCTAATGCTTACCCATTGGTTAGTTTCTGTTGGAAGAACTTCGCCAGGGAATGAATCAGCGTTATAGTAGTTACGACGGAATTCTTTAACGTTAAAGCTTGAACGTCGTGTGTTGAATAACAACATGCCGCGTGGATAAAGCAATGGATCTGGAGCATCGAGATCCAAATAGTTATTTGTTAAGAGTTCCTTAATTTCAGGAACTACATCATTAACTACGTCACTTGTTGAATCGCCCATAAATCTTGCATCAGCAAAAAGAATACCGTTTTCTGTAGTTTGATCAGTGTTGTCAATTTCTACCCACTTCTGTTCGCCGTTAACAATGCTCCAACGATAAAGTCTTGGATAAACTTCTAAATCGTCAGTGTTAATCCAAATGTCACCGTATTCTAAGTTTGATCCGTCGCTCTGTGCAGTTGGCTCTGTTACTGAGAATATTGGTCCTACAGCGTTGGTGTTAGTTAAGTTAAATCCGCGAGCATCAATTGATACGTTACGGTAACCTTTCCAAGTTGATCCGTCATGTATCATGATGTCAGCTTCACCAACTTCACCCCAATACCACTTTGTCTTGTCTGCTGGATCACGACCAGGCGCAGTTGTACTAGCAGTATATTCTTCTGCTATCCAGTTGCTAACAATAATTGCAGCAGTTTGTTCTTGGAAAATTAAGGAACCTTCGCTAGTTACGTTATCAGCAGCACGACAGAAATCAGTTGTTTCAGTAATACCAACATCATCAAGTGGTGTGCCAGTTACGTTTGCAAGAACAAGTACGCCGCCAGCTGTGTGTATAAGTGATACACTACCGTCTGGATTGACTTGTGCGCTTACGTAATCAAGACCAGCAGCAAGAACATCTTCAACAAAATCTTCTGCTGTTTCGCCTGTCATTTCAATAGTTGTTGAAGCTGTTAAGTTTTCGCTGTTTGGAACACTATAAGAAATTCCTAATTCATCACCAATTGTAACACTTGGATTTGTTTCATCGCCTGTTACGATAGTAACGCCGTTTCTTGCACGAACGAATAACTTGTATGTTACATAATTTTGACCTGTTACATCGTACTGTACATAAACAGTTCCAACTGGAATACCTGAACCGCCACGTAGTGGATCAAAGTACTTGTTAGCAGCCCAATCACTTGCTTCTAACTGAACTGGGAGTAATTGCCAAGTTTCAGTAAGTGCGTTATAACGCTTAACAGCAATACTTGTTCCAAAGTTTGGAGCAGTAGTCTTAACCCAAACAGAACCTGCTGGGCGCGGAGTTGTATCGTTTGCCTTCCATTGCGGAACATTAGTATGCTTGCTCATCTGTACTGTTGGCACAGCATAACTACCTGCTGTGATACCTAGTGCAACTAAGCTTTCCCCGGCATCGTCAGCTATTTCAACAATGCCGTCAACTGTGCTACCATCGCTTGAAGCATCGCTTGTAGCAAAGATATAAAGCTTACC